GGTTTTACTCTAATACTTAATGATTCTGTTACTTTATAAGTAATTAATTTTTTTTCTGCGGTTGTGGTTTCCATATTTATTATATTTATATTATATTTATTATATTTATACAAAAAATAAAAGGGGAATTTTTTAAACTCCCCCTTTTTATTTTTAAGACAAGTTACAAGATAATTTAAAACAATGGGTATTTCTACGAATACAAACACCTAAAGTTTTCAAAAAGTGAATTGAAGTTTTATCTTGGTCGGTTGCTAACATTAAATTTTTACCATTTCCAGAATAATCTCCATAATGGTCGCCTTTTAATAAAGTCATACCTTGTTCAATACCTCTAATTAAAGAACGTCCTTTTTGTGAAATCATTTGTACGTTTTTAACACCATCATATTGGCTCATATCAACAAAATACATTTCATAAGAACTTAATGGTTTACCACTAATAGGATGTCTTGGAGAATTATCAGCACGTCCGCCAAAATCCAATAAATTTAGTAATTTAATGGTAACAATATGACCGTCAACGTGTACGTATCTATTAAAATAACCACCAAAACTTAATTCATGACTTCCTGGCTGACCTACTACAAATTTACTTGCAACATCACCTTGTAATAAAGTCCAACTACCTGAACCGTTTGCATCTCTTTTAATAGCTGCATCAAATTCTTCTGCTCCGCCAATACCTGTAAATAATACAACGTCCATTCTACCAGTATCAGTACCGCCATATAAAACATCGCTAACTGTTCTTGTAAGTTTTTGAGTTGTTAAAATACCATAAGTATCTTTATGCGGAATTTGGTCGTCAATACCTCCTCCCATAGGAATAGGAAAATTAGTAACTTCATCAATGGTAGTTATATTTCCTTTTTCATCCCTATTATATTTACTCCACCATAAATGTTCTTCACAGGCTTCTTTAAATTGCATTTCATGTTGGTATTCTTCAAAAGGCATCCAATAATTAGTTGTTTTACCAGTTTTAGTTTTCAATTGAAATTCAACAGTTCTGTTTGAAACATTACCACCAATTTCATAAGATTTTCTCAAAATAGAAATTTGGTTTTTCAAATAACCAGGAGCTTGTTTATTGCTTTCATTTCCACTAGAGTGACTTTCAGAAACGGGTGCGCCACCAGTCATACTCCATCTAACGCCTGCTTGCAACATTTCAAAAGGAATATATTCACTATTATTCCTTCTAATTAAAGATAAAGCATATTTATATTTACCACCCCCAATAGGTTCAGGTTTTCCTTGAATACGGCACATAGTACCATCAGGAGCAATAATCAAATGTTGCTGTTTCAACCAATTAGATTTGAAAATTACAAAAGCTGGCGTACCACCTTTTCCTGCTTCCGAAGCTGCTGTATATTCAGTTGATACAATTGTATCAGATGCTTTTATCCTTGTAAATACGGGCCATTTATACTCAACGTCCTGTATTTCTTCCCATCTCATTCCTCCTTTTTGACCTTCTGTTAAAAAAGTTAAAGGAAATTTTTTGCTTTCTTCTCCCATTAAATGCGTAATAACAGGATTTAATGTGTCAGAAGAAGTTAAGCGCATTTGAGATAAGGAATTATTATTAGTAAATCCTTTACCATCAAATGTTTCATGTTTCAGAATCCTTGACTGATTCTGATTGGCTAAAGTTTGTTCCATTTTATTTTAAAATTTTTATAATAAGTCTGATAAAGATACAACTTCACCAGACGATTTTTTACTATTTGTACTTTTTTGAGAATTTCCTAATGTTCTATTTTTTTGCATTTTTTCAGCTATTCCTTTTATTTTTTGAGCATAGTCATTTTTACTTTGGGCTTTAACTAAATCGCTTAAATTTAAATTTTTAAATTTAAGAAATGCAAAAAACAATTCATCTTCTAATGTCATAGATTGTTTATCTAAGAAAGCTTTTGTCATACCATTATTAACTGGCTTTGCAACATACTCAAAAAATTCTTTTTTATCTTTTTCAGATAATTGAACATTATTGATATTACCTTTAGTAATTTTATCTTTAACGTCATTTAAAATTTTTTCAGTTTCTTTTTCTTGTTCTACAATTTTAACATTATAATCTTGTTCTCTTTGTTGTTTAATTGATTCTTCATTTTCAATTAAACTGTCTATGGCATCTGAATATTCTTCATCAACCATATTTGAACCTTCAATCAGTTTTAAATTTCTTTTTATTCTTTCATCTGAAAAATTTTGACTTTTCAAAGATTCTCGAATAATTTGTAATTTTTCTTCTGTTGAAATTTCAGAATTTTTAAGAGATTTATAATCTTTTGGCTCTTTAAATTCTTCTAGTGTTTTACCAGACAATAAATGTTTAGAAATAGCTTCTAAAGTTGGATTAGAACTTAAAAAATTATCAATTTCTTCTTTTACTTTTATATTTAAAACATCTGAAACATATTCTGAAATTCCTTTAGAATTATTTGAATATGTTTTTAATTCTCCATTTTCATTTTTAATTTCATAACCTAATGTTTTTGAAACTTCATTTACAATAGAAGTTTCCTCTGTTTTATCAAATTCTTTTTGTAATTCTTCTTTTGAAACTAAAATATTATTTTCATCATCTATAATATTACCCGCATCATCAAAAGAAGCATTTTCAAACTCTGTTAAAATTTCTTGTTTTATTTTTTGTTTTTCTTCTGAATCAGTACCAAAAAATAAATCTTTATATTTTATATTAGAATTTGTAATATTACTATCAGCATCATCAGCATCATCAGCATCATCAGCACTACCAACACCGTCAGCACCATTTTGTTGTTTTTGTTCTTCTTGATTTTTTAATTCTTCTTGTTTTAATTGTTCTTCGGTAGGTTTTCTATCTAAATTTTCCCCAGTACCAAGAACAGTATCTAACGTTATACCTAAATCCATTTTATTAAGTTTTAATTATTATTATTTTATACTAATATTATTAATTTAATTACTTTCTTTTTGTTTTTGTAAATTTTGTTTATTTTGTAAATTTAATTTTTCTTGTTGTATTTTTATATTTTTATTGTCAATTTCTTTTCTATGTTCATTCATATCTCTTTTTAATTCTATGCCATCATCTGAATAATAATCATTAGAAGTATCATTATTTTCACTTCTAATTGTAGCAGCATCTACAATAGCTTGATAACTTTTATCAGCTTTATATTTTTCAGTTTCATTTTCTTCTTGTTTTATTTTTGTTTGAGAATCTTGAATATATTTTTTAGTTTCTTGTTCTTGTTCAAAATTTTGTTGTTGTTGTAAATCTTCTTCAAATTCTATTTTTCTTAAAACTTCTTTTGTTTTAACGGTATTTTCAGAATCAATTAATTCTAACCATTTCATAGCTTTTCCAGAATTTTGAGCCATTGCAAAAGCATACTGTTTCATTAATTGGTTTTTTTCATTTTCTTTAGATGAATTTCTAACAAAAACACTAAAATTAGTTTCTGCTAAATAAATAGCATTATCTGCATTTAATTTTAAAAAAGCTTCTCTATCATTACTGTTTATATATTTAGCTTTTTTTCCTTTAATATATGCTATTTTAGATAAATCTAATAAACCAGCATAATCTTTTTCTTCAAATTTTTCAAATTTTCTATTTAATTCTTCGCTAATAACAGCACTTCTAACAATAGCCTGTTCACTTACGCCTTTACCATCACTTGCTTTTATATCACCAAATCTTTGCCTGTTCATTCCTATATTTTCCCACCATTCAGTTTTTAATTGGTTCATAATATTATATAATTCATTTATATAATTACTTAAACTTTTATCTAAAATTTTTAAACCTTGTAAAGCTAAATTAGCGGTATCTGACGTTTCATCAATAACCATTAAATCGTGTGCATGAGTAAAATATAAAAACTTTTCTTCATCCCATCCATTAATTCCTTTTGGAATTAATCCCTGCGGCATTACAGTAATTTTACTTTGATTTTTATTAATGGTTTTTTCCATTTGATAATGCACAATATTATATAAAATTTGATAATTGATACCAACTTTTACTAAACTTGTAATTTCACCATCAGTTGTTCTTAATACTCTACCATTATAACTTAATTTTTGTTCAGAACTATTATTTAATTCAGCTCTATTATAAGGTAATTTTCTTACATCAATATATTGTTTATCTTCAATTCTCCATCCTTCTATTATAACAGATTGCCAAACCCAATTAATAGAAATATCTCCAAATTCTTTATTTAATTTGTAAGTATCATCAACTTCCATTTCCATTTCCCCGTAAATAGGATGCAAGTAAATTAAAATACCAATTTTTTCCCAACTTCTAAATTGACAATGATATACAGGAACACCCTCTGCTTCTCTGTATAAAGAATATCTTCTATAATCATCTTTATCAGAAACCCAATATGTATTTACTCTTGTATAAGACGCATTTGTATTACTAAATTCTGTATTACTTTGTTCATCTAACCATGTTAAAGTATCATCACTTAATTTATCTTTAAATAAATCTAATATTTCATTTGGTTGCATTATTTGCCGTCTTGTAACATAAGAAGCATCTTCAATAAAATTACTTTTTAAATTTTTAGGAAATCTCATTTCCCAAACGGGAACAACTTCTAAACCAACGTCATCATGAAATATGTTTTTATAAGTAAATGTTCTACCATACACAATAAAATTTTTATAAGCATCAGTATATTTATCTACTGTGTCTTGGTCAAATCTAATATAATCCAAAACTTCTTGCCCTGTAATAACTCTAGTAGAATCAAAAGATTTATTATATTCTTCAACTTTTTCTTCTAAAGGGACATCTTCTTTTGATTCTTTTCCAGTATCAATATTATTTTGTAATAATTTATTATTTAATTCAGAAACTAAATGTTGTTCAACTAGTTGTTTTAATCCTTCTTTATATCTATTTTCATCATCTGGATTAACATCTAAAACTTGAACATTTTTAAATCTTTTTCCATATTCTCCTACATATAACTCTACAACAGGTCTAATGATATTATACATTCGTAATTTTGCTCCAAATCTTTTATACTTATCAATAGTAGTATTATAAGGATTTAAAACAAATTCATAGTGTTGTTCATCAACAACATCGCCATCAGCAAAATTTGATAATTTTAATAATTCTTCATCTTCGTACTCCCATCTTGATTCGTCAATAAAATAATCAACAGATTGTTCTAAATTATTTCTTTGTGTTGGTTGTTCTCTTTTAAGCTTTTCAGCCCATGTTAATTTTTGTGTTGGAAAAAATGACATTTTTTATATTTTAAAACCATTCTCTATCAAATACTGAAATTCTTGAAATTGTATTCATTTTATAAATTTTATCAACTAATTCTTTAATTACGAATTGCCCTAAAATACAAGAAGAAACACTATCAAAATTATTTTTTAAATCAAATTTTAATAATTCTTTTATTAATCTAATGTCAAATATATAATTTATAGTTCTTATTTCTTTACCATCATTTTCTCTTCTTCTAATTTTGTTTAACCAATCGTTTAAATATATAACACCATCTAATTTCTTATCAGTTGTCATAGTAATTAATTTATTTTTCATTTTAGCTATTCTCATAACATTTTCATTTTTTTGATTTGTGGGTTCATCCATTAATTGATGAATTTTTTTATTTCTTTTAGCGTAACCATAAATATCTCCACCAGTTTCTGCTAATATTTTTGCATTATAATAATCAGCAATCATAAATAACATATCATTAAACTCGTCTAAAGTTGCTGTTCTACCTAAATATTTACCTACTAAAATATCTCCATTAGTAGAAGAAAAACTATTTGAACGTTCATAAACATATATACAACCTAATGAACTTCTACCATCAATTGTTTTTAAATCTTTTTCAACATTAAAAGGGTCAACCCATAAATAATAAAGATTATCAGGTATTAACCCTGTATTTTTATCTCTGTATGGATTAAACCACATAGTAAAACAACCTTTAGGATTTGTTCCTTTTTTTAAAGGAAATTCTAAAATTGGATGATTTTGTTCTCTTTTATCGTTTTCAAATAAATAATCTATAAACTTAATACCATCAGAAGTATTTTTAAAATACCCATGTCTAGCAATATTTTTTAAATCTTCATTAGTTTGTAATTCTTTTAACTGTTCTTCTAATAATTTTGTATTAAAAAATTTATTTAAACTTCTTCTAAAAGCTTCGGAAGGATTAAAGGGTTCTTCCATACAATACTCTAAATAAGCATTTGTATCATTTGATTTTTTCTTTTTAGCCCTTATTTTTTCTTCATACTCGATAGCCCCTCTTACATTACTATTTCCCCATTTATCTATAAATCCTTCTTTGCCTGCGTAACTAGGAATAAAAAAACCACATTCAGTACCATCCGTATTTTCATCCCATATATTATTAAAAGAAGTAAAATTAAAAGAACTAGGATTAAACATTAAAGTTTCAAATCC